ATGGTACTGCAATGCAATGCGGGAGAGTAGGTCGCCGCCTCCTTTCAATGAAGAGCCTCAGATTTCGAAAGATTTCTGAGGCTTTTTTGTTTTTCTTCCTGCGGATCTTTTTCTTCTCCGCTGTTTTTTTCTTCTCGCAGAATATTAGTTTGTCACGCAGATTTCGCAGATGACGCAGATTTTTTCTCATTGATTATTTTAGTCCCACAGATTTCACAGATTTACACAGATTTTTTTCATTGATTATTTTTCTCATGGATTTACATGGATTTTCTCTGGTTCTCTTCTTTCCATGTCATTTCTTCTTTTTTTCTGTCATTTCTTTATTTCGCAGATTTTAGACCTGTCGGTCTGGGATAGAATTCGCAGATTTTTCTCGCAGATTATTTTTATCCAAATTTTATGAAAAATTTCTTTTGTTTACTTCTTTCTCCTTTTTGTGTTTTGTCTTTAAGATTACGTTGTTTCCTTGCTCTCTTTTCTTTTCTCTTCTGTTTCTTGATATCATTCTTTTATGTATGAATCTTTATTTTACTTCATAGTTTGTTTTATTCCTATATCTGCAACTGGGTTTAAAAACCTTGCTGAATTAGTGATATTCGTCAATCTAATGTGTTTAAAAGTGTTTCTTAATTATAAAATAGTGCTGATAATCAATAGATTACTTGCATATTTGAGTTTTTTTTTGTACCTTTGTAAACGATAAGAATAAGGATAGTTTTTTCGATATTTTGAGATAACTGTCCGTTAAGGTATCTAACGGAACTGAGACTGACAACCGTTCTTTTTCTCATAAGTTGTCATCGCGAAATCACTGATGTTGTAGTTCAGCTTTTCAGGTTCCATAAAATAATTAATATGAAGAGAATAACAATGGTATTAGTTAGCATTTTTATGCTGACATTAAAAGTAGTTTCAGCGTCGGCTGAAACAAATTCAATTGAAAATGCATCCTCTAATGAATTTGATTGGAATCCAGTGATGGAGGCGATAATTCAGGTTGAGAGTGGAGGTAACCGATACGCAAAAAGTGGTTCCTCTGTGGGAGTTATGCAAATTACTCCTATCTGTGTTGCTGAATGCAATAATATTCTTAAAAAAAGGAATAGCAAGAAGCGCTATAAACTATCTGATAGATTTAGTATTTCAAAGTCTAAGGAAATGTTTCTGCTTTTGCAGTCAGCTTACAATCCTCTTAATAGTATAGAACGTGCAATTCGCGCTTGGAATGGTGGTAATCATTATAATGTGAAGAGAACGCAACGCTATTTTGAGAAAGTCATGAAACTTTTGAAAAAGTAATTAGTTTTTTGATATGATCCGATTTGCTTCTGGCAGATCGGATTTTTTTTATGAGCTTCTTTAATCTCAAGGTCATTCTATCATTTTATCACTTGTTTTATATGAAATTTCTGATTTTATGCTAATATAATTAAGGAAAAGGTTAAAAGCGGTTAAAATATTGATATTTTGATATTTTTATTTGGTTGGATCAAAAAAAAGTAGTACCTTTGCACTCGCAATTCAGAAATGAATGTTATATCGCGGTGTGGAGCAGTTGGTAGCTCGCCAGGCTCATAACCTGGAGGTCGCATGTTCGAGTCCTGCCGCCGCAACTAATATCGGGTAAGAAGTTGGTAAACAACATCTTATCCGATTTGCCGTTTTAGAGATAGGACGGTAACGAGATTTAGATTGTTGAATATCATTGACCAGTAAAACGGGCAATGAAAAAAAATGACTGCAAAGGAAATTGATTTTTTGAGTTCGCGTGAAATGTTAGGATTCACGCTTCCAGTGATGCATACCAAGGGGAGCAACTGGTATGTTGACTTTTATGCCCACGACCCAGTATCGGGACGAATGAAGCGCAAGAAGTACATGCTTAACAAGTTTAAGACAGACCAGAAAAAGCGCATGATGGGCAGTTTGCTTATCTACAATATCACAGCTAAATTGACGGCAGGATGGAATCCTTGGGTGAACGTTGATAAGTCTCGCCAATTCACGGAAATACCAATTATCATCGGTAGATATCGTGATTATGTTAAGGCTATGACTGACAAAAAGTCGATGAAAGAAAAAACCTCTATCGACTATCTCAGTCGTGTAAAGATGCTCGAGACGTTTATCGAGGAATGTAAGGGTATCAAGTATGCCTATCAGTTAGACCGATCCTTTGTCATCGATTTCCTTGACCATCTGATGTATGATCGAGATGTCTCTGCTACGACCAGGAATAACTATCGCTCCTGGTTTGTATCCTTCGGTACCTGGTTGATGGACAGAAAGTATATCACGGAGAATCCTGCTATCGACATTCGCAACATAGCTCAGACGGAGAAGTTCAGAGATCCTCTCTCCGACGGGGCGCTGAGAAGACTGAAGGAATACTTGTATGATCACAATAAACATTTTCTTTTAGCTTGCCTTTTTGAATATTACACATTCATTCGTCCGAACGAGTTGACGCAGATAAAGATTGGCGATGTATCCATCAAGGACCAGACCGTCTTCATCAGTTCTTCCATCAGCAAAAACAGGAAAGATGGACTTGTTGCCTTGAATGATGAGATACTGAAGCTCATGATTGAACTGAAGATATTTGAGCATCCAAGCCAGAATTATATCTTCGGTAAGAGCTTGAAACCTGGGGATACTCGTGCGGCATACAACCAGTTGAGAGTAGAATGGGGTAAGATGCGTGCTGCCTTAGGATTCCCTAAGGAGTACCAGTTTTACAGCCTGAAGGATACGGGCATCAGGGACTTGGCGAACGCACAGGGCATCGTTGTTGCCAAGGAACAGGCGCGCCACTCAGACATATCCGTGACAAACCGATATATCAAGAATCAGATGAAAGTAAACGAGGAGACCAAGCACTTCAAGGGAAGTTTATAGTCTCCTCGATTGAAACTATGCCATCATGTAGAAATAGCCTACGTGCACAGGGTCGATGGAATCATCTTTAATTTCCGTTTCAATCTTTTCACATATATATTTTTTATTTCGGAATATGTATATGTTTGACGGATCAGGAATTCCATTGGCCCTAAATTTTATTTCTATACAATTTCGAGTATCAATGGTTTTCGTGTTCTGCAACTTATGAATACTATATCTCCCGCCAGCGCATAATGATAGAGTAAGATCATCCTCATTCATATCCTTAGAAATATGATAGTTGCTATTGATATTATGATCCGTAACAAATGTTGGCCAAAGAAAACGACTGTATAAATCAAGGTCGTTAGCGGACTGATCGTTATAGAATCCGACATAGAAAAACACATTTATGCACTCGCTTTCTGACTCTTGCTCATCGAGCACAGATTCGCTATCGATAGCATCCTGCACGCTGTAGTATTCTTCTCCGTTTTCGTCTTCTTTTGATGCTTCGGCAGAAGCTTCTTTATCATTTGTCACGGAAAGGAAAGGTCTATCTCTATCTATTGAATCTCCAAAGGAGACGCTCTCTTTAATAATCTCACCGACTCTAACCCTCGATATGATTTCTGCTGCAGGAGAGATATTGATGGTAATAGAAGAGTCGCTATCTTTGTCTCTGACAAGCGGAGACCAGAAACCGCATTTTACCCATGATTCTTTGTCGTTATCATTCATATAGATTTTATATACTCCGTCTTGCTTGATGATCGTAGTTCGTTTCTCCTTGTCTGACCATCTGCGTGTCCAACCGGTAACATCAGCCTCTGGTGCCAATTCTACGATTTTGAAAGACTTGAGGACCTTCTGCGAGATAACCTCATACTCTTTTCTGTTAGCGGAATCTCCGAGATTATATTCTAGATTTGACGTTTCCGTAGTACTCAGCGATCCGTCTTCGTCGTAATCAACAGAGTATTCGTCTATAGCCTCATACATTACTGCAGCAGATGATAATATCTCTGAAGACTGATATATACCGACTTCCTTTTTAATTTCGTCAAAGACGATACTAGCATTAAATAGTTTCCGGAATTCCTCGATAAAGGTGTATGCGCTCCAGTGTGGAAGACATTTACTGAACTGCAGGGTCTTGAAGGCAGACGCAATGTATAGGGTGTTCCACGGATATACGTCGTATTCATCTTTTATGATTTTATATCCTTCGAGTTCCAGGACTCTGTGAAGGATATAGATTAGATTTGGCTGTACGGCTGTCTTGTATAATGCAGTCATGCTGTTGCTTGTTGTGGGATAATAGAAATTAGCAGTGCAGTCGTTTGTCTCGTCCCATACTGGCACGAAAGTATATTTTCCTTTTACTCCGACAATATTATTTGCCAAATTCGTCATGTTGACGTGGTATGAATTGTTAAGTATAGTAAGGCCGAACTTATTCCAGCCCTCCTTATAGTACTTTTTTATTCCTGGAGCAACCGCTTCTCCGAGATTCATTTCGTCAATAAAATGGCTTTCAAGTTTACTGTTGAATTTAATTCTTGATTTACCTCCAACAATCTGCAGTTTGATATCCGACTCTGTTACACTAATAATAGTTCCTACACCAGAAAGGACGAGCCGTCCGCTAACGTACAGTTTGCAGTCGTCATACTTTTTGGTATTCTTTGATACGTCGAATCTGCTGACATTTTCAAAAACCCTGCGATTATTCATGATGGACATCGGGAAGGTGATATCATAGGAGTATTCGCCATCGTCGGTGACGTATTGGTTGGCGTATGTTATCTTAATGGATTGGCTGGCTGCAGGATAAGCAGCCATGCCATTGATAATACATGTAATCATAAGCTATTTGTTGTCTAACATCTTGTTATAATCTTTCCATTTTCTGGCGAAGCCATTGCGCCCAGTGATAACCACCTCAGCTTGTATGCCATCGTTGAGCTGCTGGTTGAGTAGGTCGATGGTTGCACTCACACCATCGAGGGCTGCAGTAACTTGCTCGTTGTCTGTCGACACGTTTACCACAGGAGCGACCACGGCAGCACCTCCACCACCCATGGCACGGCTCACGTCTTGTGCGGTGAGAGAGGCGACGGTGTTGTTACGCTGCGCAGCATCGATGAGTTTCAGGGCAGGAAGCAATTGAGGATTGTTGACTGCGTTATGGTTAGCTACGAACTCGCCGGCATGGACCACGCCTGCCTCTTTCTTCCAGCTGCCAGGACCAGTGAAACCTCCTTCATAGTAGCCTGCCGCCTCTGCCTGATGTTGCTTTTTAATGGTTGCCACCTGTAGCATACCAGCTGCAAGAGCGATGCCTGCTGAGATTGGAGCGAGTACCAGGTTGGCTGGGTATGGAGCTCCAGCCATAGTTGACGAGTAGGCGGAGATGGCACCAGTAGCAGTTTGGGCCATGGCTTGTGCAAGTTCCATGACCATCGCCTTTTTGTTTGCTTTTGTCTTCGCTTTGGCAATCTCTTTGTCTCGCTTCTCCTCTAATTTCTTTTTCTTTGCAGAGTTGTTGCCGGCGGCATTGATTTGTTTATCGTAATTTTTCTCTATCTTGGCGACTTCGAGATCAGAGCAAGCTTGCGAGTAGGCGGACGCAGCTGACATCATACCCGACATGCTACTGAAGGCTGCGGACGCCACGGAGAGGATGGTGCTGTAGGTTTCTTTGTTCATCTGCTTCTTGGCATCCTGGTAGGCTTGCTCGCTGATTTTGTCTTCAGCACGAAGCTTGTCCAGATTGTCGTTGACCATCTTCTGCTGTTTTACGGCAGACATAGCGCCACCGATAACAGAACCTATATTGTCGCTCAACATGTTGTTATAATCATCTTGTGGCTTACTCATTTTGCGAGCCGTATCGAGGGCAGTATTGGCATCATCCTTGCGCTGATCATCGACTGAAGGCTTGTATGATGCGTACTTATTAGCGATGCCCATCTTCATGCGTTGATATTCTTCTTCGCTGACAAGACCTGCCTTGTGAACCTCGTCAAGGCCTCTCAGTTCCAACATCATTTGCTCCTCGTTTCCCATTTTGAGATACTCTTGTTTGAGCTGCATGAGAGTTTTGTCGTATTGCTCCTGACGCTCGTATTGATGCTGAAGCTGGCTGCGCTCACGTTCCTTCGCGATTTGCCAGAACTCATCGGATGATGACAGATAAAGCTCTTGTTTCTCGTCGAGATAGTTTTGATCGAGCAGGAAGAGAGCCTCATTGAGAGCATCTTCGTCATGGTAGATGTCGGACTTTTTGTTGTAGTAGTTGGCACGGATATTCATTTCGGCGGTCTGCCTGTTGGTCTCGATAGCTTCGAGATCAGCTGTCTGCTTTTTCTCGTAGTCGGCTGCGATTTTTCCTTTCTCGGCATTCAGCCGTTTGTATTCCTCGCCCTCAGCCTCGCCATACTTTTTGAGGATGTCCATGCGCTGTTGCAGACCTTGCTCTTTAATCTGCGCCATGCGGTCGTTGTATTCGGCGAGGCGAATCTGCCCAGTAGAGTAGAGGGTGGTAGCCTCTAACTGTTCCGCTTGGTTTGATTTCTTGGCATCATCAAGTTCCTTTTTGAGATCAGCCTTTCGTTTGGCTGCAGCCTTGCGAGCCTCTGCCTCCTGTTTTTTCTTGGCTTTCTCGGCAGCCTTGCGCTCCTTATCGGTCATAGTATGAGTGGAAGATGCTGGAGTACTACTATTGGAAGTAGCGATTACTTGCGTATTTTTCTTCTCCACCTTTTTATATTGTTGCTGAAGTTTGGTATTCTTTTTAATCTCGGTATCCAGGAACTTATCCTCGGCATCGAGTGTTTGTTGTTGGCTTAGGTTGCTTTGTAGCCTTTGAGTATGAATCTCTTTTTGCTTCTGATTGCTTTTTAGAGCTTCGTTTTGTTCGATTAGTTGACCTGTCAAAGCATCAGCCACAGCCTCACTTTCGTATTTCTTCGGGTGAGCTTGACGCTCGGCATCCACAGCTTTGAGAGAACCACGTATGCGTCTCTCCTTTTGCTTGAGGGTAAGTCTCTTCTTGTTGATTTCCACTTTACGCTCATAGATAGCTTCCGCCATCGCAGCATTTTCCAATTCTTTGATGTAGTTTTGGATGGCTATCTGGTTGTCGTTGTATAGTTTACCTTCCTTAGAGATAGAGGCGTGGTATTCCGGCGCGAGTTTTTGCATGTTAGCGATAGCCTGTCTGCGTTCATCTACGGTGTAGGCATTGGAATGGATGACCTTGTTGAGCATATCAATCTTATTGCGCTCATCAAGGGTGGCCTCTGAAACCTTCTTAGCCAAGTTAGCCTGTGACTCTGCGACAGCCTTTGCATTCTTGACAGATTGGAGATTGTCGTGCAGAGCCTTGTTGTAGTTCACGATGTATTTATAGCAACCATAGACGGCCACACCCACCACAGTGAGAACTGTGGCGAGAGCTGCCCACGGATTGGTGAGACTGGCAAGACGAGCAGCTCTCATTACCACGATGTAGCCTTGCACGCCTTTGGTGAGATAAGCCCATGCCGCTTGCAGGGCAACCATAGCTGTGCGCAAAAGGGTGACGGTAGCGATGTAGGCTTTATCTACCGCTGTAGCGTATGCGGTAGCAGCATTTTTTAGCTTGATGGCGATAATCTCCTTATACCAGAGGGCTGTGCAAACTGCAATAGCAGTGGCAAGGACCGTCAACCCTTTGGCATGCGTAACCGTGAAAGTTATCAAAGTTGATAACACACGGATGCCTACGCTCATGGTTGATATGGCATATCGGGTGACGGGAATGAGTTTCTCACCGAGTTCGATGGTAAGGTCCTGAAAACGTTTCTTGGCCTTGTCGAGGTCTGCTTGGACGGTATTGTTCTGGACATTAAACTCATTTAACACGCTGGTACCAGCAGCATACGATTGGTTAGCGAGGTCTTGCGCAGTCTTCACTTGGTCGAGATGGGAAGCTACGGCAGAGAGAACTCCCACGGCACGAGTACCATTGAGTTGCATTTCCTCGAACATCGGAGCCATCTCAGCGAAACCACCCTTTGACTTCATGGCTTGCAAGAACTTCATCAAGCCCTCGTTGGCATTGGTCTTCATGAGATTAGAAAACTTCTTCACCTCAATGCCGGCTATCTTTGCGAACTTGGCTGGCTCCTGATACATCTTGGTGATGAGCTGTGCGAAGACGGTAGCGGAAGTTGCCTCCTCTTGCATATTTTGATCAAGGGCAGAGGCGAGACCCATGAGCTGCGCTTGGGTCATGCCTGCCTGAATGCCTACACCCGACAGGTCAGCGGTGAAATCGACGATATAGCCAGCGTTGGCTGATGAGTTCTGGGCAAGTTCGTTAATCGCTGAACCGGTGGCGAGCATTGCGCCGCGCAATCCCTTGGTTTTATCCTCGCCAAACATCTGTGCCAACTTGCCAATCTTATCAACCGCCCCCTCGCCAAGATCATCGCCGAGAGCTACGTTGATTTTATCTGCACCATCCACAAATTCCTCAATCATCTCCTTACTGGTGATACCAAGGCGACCTGCAGAGCCTGCCAACTCGTTGAGCTGTTTGCGAGCGGTACGAGTATCCATGCGTTTAAAGTCCTCATTCATCTGGTGAACTTGTTCATCGGTCTGACCTGTATATTTGCGCACGTCTGCCATTGACTCTTCCATGTCGGCGTATGCTTGGGCGCACTTGCGTAAGGTCATAGAGAGACCTGCATATGCTGCGATAATCTGGGAAACTGCACCCCAATTTGTATTGAGGGCGTTGACGAACTTACCCCACAAGCCAACATGTTCTTTGGACTCATTGTTGATGGCGGCCATTTCTCGCTTGACACTCTTTAGCTGTTGTTGCAGGCGTTTCCATTCATCAGAGTTGCGCTTTATAGCACCACTTCTCAATTCTTTATTGAGAGCCTTGGCAATAATTTGTAGTTCTTTGTATGAGGCAGAAGAAAGGTTCTTAAGAGTTTTGTTGACTTTATCTTGTGTTGTCCTATAATTATTTGCTTCGGCTTCTATTCTTTTTATTTGTCTTTCCAAAGCCGTAGTCGACTCACCTTTAGCGTATGCTTCGTCTCTTGCCTTTTTAAGCTGTTTAAGTTTATTCTCTAAGTCATTCAGTCTATCCTTGGCTTCTTTAGTGTCAAGGATAACTCTGCTAATGTGGGTATCGGTTGATGTTGCCATAAAACTTTAAAAATTAAATTTAAGGCAAAGATACAATCAATGATAATATAATAAAAATACGAGACCGTTTGCTTTACGGCCTCGTATTTAGCATGTATGATATTTTTCTCGTTCGTTGACTGCAAATTCAAATGCCACATCATGGGCATCCCAACATAGATATTTTTTGAATCTATTGTTTATAGTTCTTCTCTCTCCTGTAATAGAGTTTTCAATGGTGATATAAAAGCGTCCATCCTTTTCAGTGATTTCGCTCACGGAGTTGTGAGGAGAAAGAAGCGGAATCGGCTCTTCATGATCATCATCGTAGTTGCTTGAGGATGAGCAAGAATGACTTCCCATCTTGCTCAGAGCATGGCCAATGCCGAGTGTAGCATAAGCCAATATCGCCGATATAATCAAAATCTCAAACATAATTTCAATCTTTACTATTATCTTTGTTGCAAATTTAATAATAATATTTGAAATAAGCAAGTTTTTTATGTTAAATCTTTCATTTTTCGACCTCTATATACCTGGAGTATTTGATGCGAGCGTGAGGGTTGAAACTCACGATGCGCACCTCGTAGCCCTTGGTGCCCCACCGCCACCAGAGGAAACGATGCTTGTAGGTGCGGCTCACGATGGTAGTGAGGCTGTCGTAGGCTACATACTGGCACTCCCGCTTAGGGATATCGATATGGAGCGAGAGCCATTTATCCTTGTATGCGAAAACAGAATCGGCAGTACCGGGAACTGGGGCGATGATAACCGTGTCGGCGGTTTCTGCTGACAGGGTGTGTTGTGATTGCACATCCTTTAGTTTCACCTTCAATGCCTTAATAAGCTTGGTGTCGGTGAGGTGCAGTTGTTCCAGCTCAGAGACCTTAGCTTGCAGGGCGGCGTTTTGCGCTACAGGCAGAGAGTCATCCAGTTTGTCGTACTTGATGTCGTAGGTGAGCGCACCCACATTTGAGGTTTGTCGGTCGAGGTTGCTCTGCAACTGGTGACTCTCGGCAATGCTTGCCAGAAGGGCAACCAAGGTGATGACAAAAAGCACGGAGAGAACCTTGATGATGGTGAGTTTAATATCCTTCATGATCATAAGTCTTTATATTCGTCGATAGCGTTGAAACAAGGGCACCATTTTTTCCACTTCTTGCTGTCTGTGCCCCAAATGTCACGGTGGCCCATGATCTTTGCATCAGGGAATTGTTGCTTCAGTCTATGAAGCAGCAAGACGAGAGCATCCTTCTGCTCGGGCGTGCGGTTGTCGATAGGTTTGCCTACATGGCTGTCAATGCCACCCATGTAGGCAACGTTGATGGCAGAGGAGTTGTATCCCTGCACTCCGTTGCTGACCAGCTCTATGGCGAGAAGCTGATGGATGCCACCATTGATGTCAACCACGTAATGATAACCAGGATATTTCCAACCCTTCAGGCGGAACTCTGCCTTAAGATCCTCGATGCTCTGACGTTGCGAGCCAGCTGTGCAATGCACAAAAATGCGTTTAATCTTTCTCATCTCTATTGTGATTTAGAAATTTGTTTTTAATGTTCTCAAACTTGGCATCGATGGCGATGGCGACACCGAAGATAGAGCCGGCGTACATGAGCGACTGTGCGAAGTACCAGAGCACGTTGTCAGTCACGTCTTGCGTTTTCGACGTGAAATAGCTGATATAGACCAGCACTATTGCGAAAATCAACACGACCACTGCCGAGCCGTATTGTATCCATTCCTTTGTATTTTTTTGCATGATGATATGTACTTTAGTTTATCTGGTACAAAAGTACATATTGGAGGTTGAAAATAAAAATACGGCAAGCCAAGCTGGAACAGGTACGCTTGACTTGCCGTATATATGCGAAAACTAAGCCTAACGGGTTAGGCTTGATATTGACTCCAGTCTATGGAGTCTTTCTTTTTCCATCCCTCAGAGATGGTTTCTTGGATGTGCTTTTGGATGGCGAGGTAAAAAGCCTTGAAATCTTGAAGACTGTTAAACTCCTTATATACAGGTGCATCCTCAGAGCCGAGCTTCACCTTGTAAGGCAAACTTTCGCCTTGTGTTTGTACTGCGAGGTCGTATGCAGCCTTGTAGTTGGCTTGGTTCTCAGCGGAGAGCCATACCATTTGCCCATCATATTGAAGACCAGAGAGAATATTAGCATCAGTCTGTTCATTATAGAAATTGTTGATGACAGACTTGATTTCAGCCAAAGAAGGCTTGTGCTGGAACTGATGCTCCATATAGTCAGCCGAGCCATCCTCATTCTTTTGCACATCGAACCTGATGCGCCAATAATTTCTGACAGGATTTGTACACTCGAAGAGTTGTACGTCAGAACTACCATTTATTCTATCCATTATGTGAAAACATATTTGGTTTTACCGTTACCAAAAGCCATGGCCTTGATGGTTGTCTCGAAGGGGAAACCATCCTCCATCTCGCTTATTTGGCTAAGCACATTTTTCATTTCCTCTGAATTTGTTATGAATTTTTTCATTTGCCCCCCCATTTCTATAGAAACGACACAGCGATCTTCTCCTTCTCGTGTCTTGACACCGAGCTGGAAATCATGGACGATGATTTGGAGGTTGACCAAATCACGAATAGAGATGGTGTCGCCAGGGAAATACTTCTGTCCGTTGGCAGGCTTATAGGTGACCTTCAGGTCTTTGAATGATCTCATAGTTTTTTCTCCTATCAGTTTATTGTTAAGATTGGCGCAGTCGGCGTGTTTGGTCATGCCCCAGAACGAGGCGATGAGCTCATGGCGACGTTTGCGCGATTTTATTTTCTTGATTTTGGCAGCGAACTTCTTCTTGATGCGCTTGCGAAGCTGCACATGGTCGGGGTATATCTTGTATCCCACGAAGTCTATGCCCTCGGTGACAGGGAAGACCCGCTCGTTGGGCTTGACCTCGAAGCCGATAGCCTCCAGCATCTCATGGATGGCATCACGAATCACCCACAGCTCAGCCTTGGTCTCTGCGAGTACCAGACCGTCGTCACAATATCTGAAGTAATGCTTGACGGCCATCTCGTCTTTGAGAGGGTGGTCGAGGTGAATGGAGAGGATAAGGTTGCCTGTGGCTTGCGAGGTGCGAAGCCCGAAGCTGATGCCCTGCTCCAAGAGGTCGATGAGACTGCCCAGTATCTGAAGCAAGACTTTGTCCTTGAAGACATGGGCATAGGCATCCTTGGCAAGTTGGTGGTCAACATTCTCGTAGAAGTGTCTGATGTCGAACTGGTAGGCATACTTGAGATGTGGATTATCACGGAGAACTGCGCTCACCTGCTGCATCATGTCGTGCGTGCCACGCCCCTTGATGCTTGCGCCTGTGGTTCTGATGAACCTACGGTGCAGGTGTCGGTCAACCACACGCATGATGGCGTGGCAGCCGATGCGCCTCTCCATCTTGACAATCTGGAGTCTGCGATGCTTGCCATACTCATAGATGTCACGCTCACGATATTCGGACACGGTAAACGTGCCGTCGGCTATCTCACGCTGCAGGTTGGCGATGACCTCCTCACGGTGCGCCAACAACTCTTGCCCCTCACGGCACTTCTTGCGAACGGTGCCACGAAGAACCTGGTCGAAGGAATCGGACATGTTGTCATGGTCGATGATTTCCTGTATGATATTGCCTTCTCTGCGCATAGCCTTCCTTTATGGGGTCTGACTTCTTCGAATCCATGAAGGACCTACCAAACTCTACCCACCACATTGATTTTTCACTCTATGAGCGTGGCGCATCTCCCTCGGTCACTGCGATGCCGACACGTCGGCTGTGCCGTAGAACCGATTGGTAAGTAGTCCAAGCGCGACCCGACATTCGTGTTCGTGTTCGATGCGTCGTTATTCGCATTCGTGTACGAGATGCCGCCATTCGAGTTCGCATTGTTGTAGCCCCGAAAGAGCACACGGTCTTGGGAGACTCTGCCTTCATGGCTGCAAAGATAGCTTATTTTTTTCATATATATGCGAAAAACAAAAAAAATCGACCGCCACAGGCGGTATTTTTGAAATACCCTGTATAGAGGTCGATTCTTTCGTTATACATTCTTTCGCTTTACGCTACTTCGCTTGTCGCCTTGTATCTCGCTACGCTCGACGCTTTGACGATTTTTCCGCGGAAGGCCAAGCGCGACCCGACATTCGTGTTCGTGCTCGATGCGTCGTTCCTCGCATTCGCGTACGAGATGCCGCCATTCGAGTTCGCATTGTCGCAGCCCCGAAAGAGCACACGGTTGGCAGAGCCGTTCACCCAATATTTGTCACCATAGTAGGTGCTTGCCGAGCCTGATGCGCTGCCGACGGCGATGACATCGCCATGTTGTCCATGATAGACATTGGTAATCCAGATGTCGTTGTAGCTTGACACCTTGATGTACCTGGTGTTGCCGTCAGGCATGAAGATGCGCAGCATATTGGAGTGTGCGCTGTCATTCGGCATATCGCAGTTGTCCACCATGTCGTATTTGTGACCGTAGATGTCCTCGTAGCCACAGCAGCAAATGTTATTGACCTGCTTGACGGTGGTCGCACCGCTCTCCTCGTCGCCCTCCAAGTACCAAGCATATTGATGCACGCCGTTATCGACGATGCTGTTGGTGACGGAGGCGTTGACACCCTTTGCCGCATCGTAGCCGATGGTGTCTGCGATACCGTGCGCCATTGTCCCACCAGTCGTGCGCATATTGGTATGCGAGCCAGCACCGCACTGCTCCTGTGAGTTGCGACGGCCATACTTCATGTAGAAAAGGTTGGCGATGTCGCTATGCATGGAAAAGTCTATCTGCTGCATGCCTCGAAGGACAGAGTAATAATGAAAGTCTGACCACGCCATATTAGCGGTAGTCGAACCGCCAGATACGCAAGCTCGGAGTTTGTCACCGACAACCGTGCTTCCGACAACAGCGCAGAGATATTCATCCACTTCAACCCAGTCTGGCTCCATATCTTCTATTTTGTCAGAATTGCTCAGCACGACCTTGTCGCCTGGTGTATTCTTATACACTGTTACATATAGGGTCTTTGCTCCATCAGGTATATCCTTGATGATATACTGCCCATTTTCAAATGTTTGGTTGATGGTAGGCACAATCACATTGCTGATGATGCTGCCATCCTCTGCGAGGAAGAGTGAGCATGCCATGTTGGTACCCGCCACAGTCGGGAATCTGACTCTGCTATATCCGCTAATATCAATCTTGATAACTGCATAACTGCTGTCAGCCACGTATGACTCACTGAGTGTCTGCTTGTTTGCAGTCAGCTTATAGCCTTCACGCCATCCACCCTTGGTCTGCTTGATCTCGTCGATGGTCATCTGGATAGTATCAACAGAGACGGAAGGGACACCCTTGTTGACGCTCAGGCAATAATAATGCTTTTTGTTGAGGTAATCATTGATGCCCTTGAACCATTTGTGCGGTTCGAGCATCATGATATCTCCCTCTGTGCCGTCCAACTTGGCTGCAGTGCAGTCTCTGACCTGCTTGGCATCAGCATAGTAGTTGGAATTATCGTCATGCAGTGGATAGTAAGTTGCCTCACCATCCGTTTTGTTCATGACGGTATCTATTCCGCCCATCTTTACATTAGTCTGCGTAGGCATTTTGGTAATCTTGGCCAACACTCTGTGACGTTGACTCAAATATGCCTTGATATGACCTGATGGCTGATATGCATTGCCATATTTGTATCCAGTTTCGTTGTCGAGGTTGCTGACGTTTGCATCGTCTGCAACACTATCATCGAACTCCACCATGGTGTATGGTGGCTGCATGATGTTGAGTTCCGGATAATGCTGTTGGTATGTCTGGAACTCCACATCATCAATATATTGTGTGAGCTGGTATGATCCGACCAGACGGCAGGTATCCACATTGCCGCCTGTCTCGTCAACACCTCCCATCTCCATGTATTGACGCAGGAGTGATCCGTCACCCTCCTCGTTGATGCCTGTCACACGGAGGTATTTGACGTTAGGGCATTTGGCTCTGAGTGCCGTCCACTCTATGCCAGGGCAACTGTCAATGACGAGACGTGTGATGCTGTCCGTGCCCTCCAGTGTCAGATTATCAGCCTGCAGCTTCGGCAGATATTGCAGATCGAGTGTCTGCAATGTTGCAGGCAGAACCGCCTTGACAAGCGGTGAACCCTTGGCAAAGGTGACACCTGTGAGTGCTGTGTCTGATGCCTCGAAGGTCTCCAACTTGGTGTTGTGGGTGAGATCCATGCCAGTGAGCTGCGTGCTCTTCAGTCCGCCCATATTGAGAGATCGCAGGTTTTTGCAGCCATCCACTATCAGGTTGTTGAGCGTTGTCTGTGTGCCAGCGCAACTGATATCGAGTGTGGTGAGTGCCGTGAGGTTGCTCAGGTTGAGTGTCTGCAGGATAGCGTGACTGACATCTGTCAGGTCAAGGCCCATGATGCGTGATGCACCATAGATATACTGAGGGTCATTGACGATGAGGTCTGTGTCGAGGACCAGCTGCACCTGTGAGCCCTTGTCGGCTGCGAGCACTGCACTCTGATGAGGAGTGCCGGAGGTATAGCCATAACCGAAATAATACCTCTCTGATGCGGTTATCTTGATCTTTCGGTTGTCTGATCCGAACTTGTAGCCGAAGTAGCAGCCGAAACTGTCCTTGCGGTAGGTTCCGCAGACATACTGACTGTCGAGCAGGGCGAAACGGTTCTGGATGGTGTAGCAACGGTGAGCATATCGGCTACCCTGCAGTGCATAGAGATAGTCGTAGGTCATCGTGCCCGTCGTGGTCTTGATGCCCTCGATGAGCGGAGTGACATATTTGAAGATGCCATCCTTATTATATATGCGCTCACACCAGTTGCCCATCTCCTGCTCGTTGAACACCTGCAGGACATAATCGAGTGACATATTGCTGCGGATGGTCTCTGCGACCTCTCGCAACTTGTCCGGGCATGCTCTGACAAGCTCCCACAAGATGCTATCGTGACCAGCGAAGGCATAGCTGCCGATGCTTTCATCGAATGTCTCATGCGTGATGGTATAGTCATATTTGAGATATGAGTCATTGCGCAGGCCGAAGAGGGTATCCATATCGTAAGGTATGAACATCCAGTGCACACCATCCCATGTGACGAGCATCATGTTCTTTACACGGTTATCCACCCCCATTAAGTAGTCTGTGATGAGGTACCAGGCAAACGGTGCTTCATTGATGAAGTACCCCTGGTATTCAGCCTGGAACTTGGTAGGATTGCCCTTGCAGGAGTATATCCACTGCCACAGTCTCTGCACTGCTGCCTTATCCTCAGGATCAGCTGTATCCCAAGTTTTATCTGGCTTGAAGCGGAATTCTAGCGCAGCATCGAAGCGTGCGAGATCTGCCGTGCCGAAGAGACAGATAGGCTCTGAGTTATTGAGGAACTCCAGGCATATGCACTTGTTGCGCTGTCCTGCCAAGGTTGCTTCATCATTGAATCCCTCAATGCCCTCGAAGCCATAGACAATTGCAGATCCGGACTTCTCGTTGTTGAAATTGTACTTGCCGAGATAAGCATTCGTGCCATCGCCATTCTGGTCATAGAACACGTCAATAGGGAAACCATCCACACCAATGCGCACGTCATACTCACCCTTATAGGCAGCCTGTGGAGGTGTCAGCCATCCGCAGCGCTTGAACACGTCATTGACAATGCGAACCGCACCTGTATTGTGGGTTGACGATGAATCACAGAAGTCTGCCTTGATGCAGAATATGTCAACTGGTCTTGCTCCTGGCTTGAAGGAATAAAGGAAGTCCTCCTGCAGCACACCATTAATGAAGAGTTGTGTGCCATACTTTTCACTACGGCTCATGTAGATGCGGTAGTTCTTGCGAGGGTATGTCGTGGAAGATGTACCCTGAATGCGGAGACCGCACTGTTTGATGACGAAGTCATACTGCTTGCCGTATGGCGAGTAGAAGTAGATATCAACAGGAATCTCGAACTTCTTGTTGTTTGTCTGGTTGAGCAGGTCGATATCACCGACAATGCGCATCACACCCTTACCCTGTGCTCTGAGCTTCTCGATATCCACATCTGTGCCTTCATCATTCATGACAGCATTCTTCTGGAAGAGGACAACCATCTCATCGCTTGTCTTGCGGTCAACGATGTAGTTTGACAGCTCTTCATCGTCGTTGAGTGCCCTGTTATATATGCGCAGATTGCGCAATTCAACGTCTGCATCATCAGATAGCACTCGGATATCAGCAGGTGTCTGCTGTATCATGGAATCTGACGCAGCATATCTGATAGCACTTGACAGGATGCCGTTGACATAGAGCTGCAGGAGTCGGTTGCCACCTTTGCCGCTGACAACGAATGCAATCTTGTAGTTCATGTCTGCTGCAAACTTGGTACTCACTTCCGTGCCTGCAGTCGTGCGGATCTTAGCCTCCTGCGTAGTCATCTGGAAGCCGACTCCATCAGCCATACAGTCAAGGATGATGCCGTCACGGTCTGTGACGTTGCTGCACATCAGCTCCATTTCATAGGTTGCACCTTGGCTTGTCGCATCAGATGAGAATGGCTTGAAGCCAATCTCAATGTTGGCTCCATTGGTCAGCTTCAGTGCATCGCCAGTCCATCCATTTGACGTCCAGTCGAAGCCGCTGAACTTTGTCGCAATATCACCATATTGCCACACTGCAGGATCTGCCTCGCTGCTTGCACGGCCAGAGGCGGTGAGTTTCAGCTGGAGGCCATCTGTGATCTCAACGATATCCACGCTGCTTTTCTCCACTTCAACGAAGAAATTGTAAGATGTAGCGCCAGCCTCGAAGCGCATATTGATTGTCCCCTGGTCGAGATAGCGGTTGGTGTATGTCTGCAAAGTGCGTGGCACGCTGACCGTCTGAGTCTTGATATCGTCACGATAGACAGACATCGAAGCTGGTGTTGTGGCAGGGTCATAGGCTACGAACTCAAATGACATCTGCTCATACTGACCTGCCTTGATGGTTGGCGTAAGATGATCATCAGTAAAGATGGTGCCATCTGCAGAAGTAATCTTGGCACCGATATAGGGTGCTTCGGCAGCACCTCTCAGTATATCGAAGTAGATGCTGTCAGAGCGCAGGGTCAGCGTTGGGCTTGCCTCCATCTCAGCCACCATCTGAATAGTATGTCTGCCGTTCTCCAAGCCAGTCATCGCCAGATTGAAGCTGCTATTCGTCGTCCCGCTTCGGGTGACGGTCTGTGCATTGCGCTGCTTGCCATCGACATATAATGTCACCACCTTGGTGCCGGATCCGCTGACTGCAAACGGTATGTTTACCGTCTCATCATCAGCATATCCACCGAGTGCCACGCAGTCGGCAATATTGAATGATGATGTCAGCGAGAGCGTGACTGCCTTGACAGACGTGTAAGCCTGCTTGGTCTGCTTGTTGCCTGTCAGAGGGTCTGTTGTTGAGGCAATGACGTAGATATCCGTTGTGCCCAGCTGCAGATATTTGGTCAGGTCGAGCTGATAGCTGCCACTGCTGACATCCTCGATGGTATCACTATATATGGTCGTTGCGCCTAACTTCATCAGCACCTTGATGGTTGCTTTCTGACCTGTTGACTGCCCCTTCTCATCACCAGAGCTGTACTGGTGGTCGTATGTGTAAGTGAGCATGGAGCTGCCACCACGCTTGACAATGCTGTTGTTTACAACGGCTGAAAGAACAATCTTGGTGGTTGAGGTCTCACCTCCACCACCACCGCCACCTGCTGGAACGTCAAAACTGGTGATTTCACCGTTGTTTTTGTTCTTCAGCGAGACATGAACGGTCGAGCCATCATCACTCACCTCGACATCTGTGGAGGCAAGGGTGTTGCCTTCTATCTCATTCAGTTTTGCTGCTATAGCCTTATTTTCTACAGGGTTGGTGCTCTCCTGATCCAGTGTCTCATCGACCTCGACTGTTGGTATGGTAATGTCGATATTACCTGTAGAATCCGGTGTTTTCTTCTCTCCGTTGACTGTCACCTGCTTGACGGTTCCGGCTCCCCCGAAGTCCTCCCATGAGGCGGTAGCATCCCACGATGTGGTATCTGTGCCGATAAACTGCTTGGTCAGCCACTTGCCCTGTGATGCCTCGAATGTGATGCAGAGACCCTTGGAGCGGTTTTTCTCCGGTACGGCTGCAATGGCTGTCTCGAGAGTATAGAAGCCAGACTCAAGAGGCACCTGATCTGTCACATTGAAAGTATTGCCACCCTTGCCGCTTGCTGACGACTGAATAGACTCCTTCAGACTATCACTCAGCATATCTTCAGTGATGCCGCCACCCTCGAGAGTGTTGAAATGATCTGTCGTCTGCTTGGCAAGTGCACTGATATTGTCTGCGAGTGCCTTGTTGGTGCCTGCCTGTGAGGAGACATGCTGCTCAAAGGTTTCGTCCTTGGAGCGCATTTCGGTCAGTTCTTCAGCGAGCACCTTTTTGGTGTCGGGGTCGAGGACCGCCTTGGTGGAGGTAGCCGGAAGGAACACTTCACCCTTGTTCTGCAGCATCCGCACCTTATTAGCGACAAGCTGCGTAAGGTCTGAAATCGGATCTGAAGGAGATACGTATGCGGTCACATCGATGGTGCCGCCAACATTCCACTTCTCGCCTGTATTGGTCCAGGTACCTGCAGTAGTGCACTTATAGACGATAGCATTGGCCAACTCTCCAACGAAAGCATAATCGCCTTTGTCTGGATTTGGATAGGTAGCCTTCAGCTCAGCCTCATTGGTGAAGAGGTATTTGCGCTTATTGGTCTGCTCCAGCTCCGTGATGGCCGTGAGTATCAACCCGAAATTCTCGTTGACGGCATCGACCACCTTTCCGAAGGTCGTGCCAGAAGAGGGGACTTTGTTCAAATTATCCATATCTTAATCATTATCATTTGTTATTTCCAATTCAAGTCTGTCTCACCAGTCCAGAACACACCTTTGCCAATAAGGTTGGATGGAGGTTCTGGGTTAAGGAAGGATGGGGATATGTATATGCAATTCACACTTGCGCCACCCTTTAGTTCATGCCAGCCTCCGATGTCGCAAAAATGTATGGTCTGATTGTCGTTTCCGTTAATCACTCGCCACTCCTTGCCATTTCCCATACCCTCGAATGAATAATAGTAGTCTGACGTATTGTTGAAAAGTATTACGTCTATCGGCATACCTGATGTATCGTCTTTGTTACCAGACGAATAGAGCGGTATTTTATAATAAGTGTTGCCGCTTGCATTCGTTTCCTGCTCCAGCACGCACAGGACTGGGTCCTTATCCGTGCCCCTTGTAAAAACTTGCATTAAATCCTCTTGGACCATTGCCATCGTCCTGGATCTATGCCCAAGCATTCCTCTGCACCACACGTCTGATGTGTAAAATCTGTTACTGCGGTCTTCCTTGTTATTGTAGCCCTGGCTATACATATCACCATCAAACCACATCTTCCCATCGCTTCCAAATGCAATGCTTCCCACGATATTGCCTTTTTCATCGACACAATTGAGCCTCTTGAAGCTTCCGCTCACGCCAGCCATCTTGCCACCGAACTCACTATCACCCTTAAACTTGGCGTTGCCATACTCGTCGATGATGAAATTGCCGTTTGGTGAACGGACGGACTGAAGGACACCGCCCTTGGCATAGATATATCCATGCAAGATTATATCATTGAGGATGGCACGACCGCCATGGGTAAGCACGAAGCTGCACATCTTCTTCAACTCCTCATCGGTAGCCATATATCCTGGATCATTGATATATTTGCCGATGGTGTAGAATGCATTCCGCATATCACCACCTCCCCAGATGAATGGTGAATTCATGGTTGCAGCGTAACCGCTCATGCCTCCTGTCTCCTTGACCATCTTGCCGTTGCGGTATTGGCCAACTCGAATGTCCTGCGTCATGATAAGACCGCCATTGACGGTAGTCTTAGCCTCCGTGATTGCAGCAGTGAGGTATTGGAAAGCCTCTAAGCTTGCCAGCGTTTTGTCTTGATCATCAAAAGCGGTCTGCCACTGTACTGGCAGGTTGCCCTGGTTAAGTGTGATCTCCATCACACAGGCCGTTGCCTCAAATATGCGGAAACGTTTATCCTCCAGATCTGAGCAGCTGAAGATGACAGAATATCTCTTCAGCTCATCCGTAAGCTGTATATTTTCGCTATATCCACCGACGGTGAATTTGAGCGATTTGCCGCTCGCTTTGAAGGAAAGTGTGTATTTCTCGCCAGATATGAGCTTCTCTGAAATCTGCTGCGCCAAACCACCCTCTGTGAGGTTCACGGCATGACCGGATGCACTCTCCTCTGTCTCGATGAATTCAGCGTTTTCTGTCTCCCAAAATTTTGCAGAATCGCTGAAAATTGTGGTTTCATCGCTGATTTCTGTCTTTTCATCAAACTGCTGAGATGTATAGTCGCCCGTGAATCCGGAATTGAGGAGCATATTGCCGCTCTTGATGCCAAGGTCCTGCAGCTGCTCGATTGGCGTTCCGTCAGGCAGTGTGGTACCTGGCTCGAAGATGGCCACGCCCTTGAAGGTTGCAGTCTTGGTCAGCGGGTCGTATGAGATATAGTTGGACTGCTCGCGATCACCCACATAGTAGGTGCCGTAGATGCGGGAGTGGAACTGACCGCCCTCGAACCCCTCATCCTTGACTTCGCAATCCTGGAGTGAGAAGGAGGTGATGCCCTGATAATATTTTGTAGAAGGTGCATCGCTTGCCGTGGCTGAGAGAATGATGGCTGATGTGCGGATTGGGTTGTTTGCCCCTTGGAAGCCAAGCTGCACGATATTATCTCCCACTGCAGGTTCACCAGCGCCATCATATTTGCCATCCTGGTTGGAGAGTATGATGTAGTTGTCCCCCACTGCCGTGACCAGACGCCAATAGTATTTGGTGGACGAGAATGAGGCAGAACCTGACTCTATGCGGAACTGCTGGCAACGTGCCTGATCTCCGACTGCGAACTCCTGGTATATCTGCCTTTTGCCGTCCGATGTCTCGAAATAACACTTGTAAAAGGCAGGTGTGCCTGCCGTGATGACTCGCCCACGAGCATTGAGCCACTCGACCTTGGAGCAAACCATGGCAGCTGCAGTCAGCGCCATTTCGCCACCTACATGTTTCAACTCCTTGATGGTGATCTCTCGGAAGTAGGCTGCTCGTCTGATGTTGAGAAAATCAAACTCTGCCGTTGACGTGCCATTCTCAGACACGGAAATGGATGCTCCGGAAGCATCTGGTGCGTAACTGCCGAATGTTGTCTGAGTGCCATTCTCGCCCAGCTGAGTATTGCCGGAAACGAAGAGAGAGGCGAGTTTGGCGAGAGCCTTGGAGACAAGACCCTTGGCAAAGGTGATGAGACCTTTGGCGGTATCATCATCAACGGAGGATAGTTTCTCGTCGTTAGGTGCTGCAAACTCGAAGAGAGATAAAAAGGCATTGCCGATGCGCCTTGCCGTGTTAGCTTTTGGAATGCGCTCGTCACGTATCTCCTCGAAGGTTTGCTTGATTTGTTGCTTATCTAATTTTTCTGCCATACCCAATTATATTTTATTGTCAAACATCTGCTTGAAAATGTCTGCCATCAATCCTAAGTATTCCTCACCATAAAACATACCTTCCATGTCGTTGAGTTTCATGATTGAGGCATAATATTTTTTATTGAACCATGGTTTGCGCTGACGAGGCTCGCCCAAATGGTGCTTGGCACGGTATTCGGGATCGAGAAAATGAAGGTCGCCAGGGTTGCCATGGTAATAGCCATTGCCTGTGCCAGCCTCTTGATAGAGACCGTAGAGCAGGAATTTGTGGGCTATCATGCGAGAAGAACCACCGTAAGAAGTAGTTTGCACGCTATTGAAGAGGGCACCGGTATGCCGGATGCGATAGTGCATGAGCTTTTCTTTCCAGATGTTGACCATCTCTTCTGCCCATCCCTTCTCATAGGCGTATATGTCTGCTTGTGAGACAGGACGCTTGATGTCATTCGTTCCATTCTTCATCGTTGAACTCCAGATTTAATGGCTCACTCACGTCAAGATGGAACTCAACGCCTGTGAGACCGTTGATGAAATAGGCACCTATCTCACGGCTGTCTATCTGATCGCTGAGCATATAGGTGTATTCTTTGAATTGCCAGTCGTACTTATCGATGACGATTTTGCTCAGAAACTGGCGGAATATCTTGCGGCATGTGTTGAGCTTCTCCTGTCGGTCATTCATGTCAAACTCTTTGTAGCGCATGAGAATCCACACAGTATAAGTGATGACCTTGCGGTAACTACCGTCACCATTGATGGCCACGTTGCCTTCGTTGGTGTCATCAATGACCACAAAGTTTTTACTCTTAGCCATGTTTTGCAGCATACCCTCGAAGGAGAGTGGGCTGCTGCAGGTGGTAGGCATGAACCCCAACTCTGAGGTAAGCTTGTTGTGCTTAGTGAGATCTCTGAAGTAAGAGAACGCATCAAAGCCCACCTGTACAGAAGGGGTGTTTATCTCTGTCTTAATCATGATTTTTTCAGTTTATCGTTTAACTCCTCGGCCTCACGTGCCTTGGCATCCAACTCGGTGAGCGCACGCCACACATCAGACTTTTCTATTTGTTTCTCCTTGGTGATGTCACCACCCGTGAGCGCTCGGATCTGCGCATTCATAGCCGCCGTCATATCATAGTCGCCTTCTTCAGACGCAGGTTTGAAGAGGTGTGGAAAAGATTTTGAAAAGTTATCTTTTATCCACATGAACCACAAGAACACTCCCATGGTCTCGGATGGAGCACATTTGATGGAGTCAGGCTCTTTGCCCTGATTGTCAAGATATAGTCGGCACGCCATCTCGCGTAGTGGCTCATCGCTCGTCTTATCTGACTTGAGAAACTGTTGGAAGTAGTTATCGCAGACGATATAGTTGATGAGTGGAAAATCATGCAGCTCGACATCTACTGCCTTGTATGGACCGATGAAGTCAAGCCTGTTGTCTGCACCTTTGCCATCGAAGACGAAGTCGAATGCCTCGCACAAACTTTGTATCTGCCAAAGCTGAAGGAAGAAGCGCAACTTCTCACCATTCTCCAGTATAGTCTCGCAGAGCCATCCGTCTTTTTTCTCCTTGAGTACCTTGATACCGCAGAAACGGGCAAAGAGATAGGTGCGCACTTGCCATTCGCTCCAACCTTGTGTGAGCAGGAAGAGCACATAGCGCAGCTGCTCTTGTGTGAGATCACTCCAGGAGTGAGGAGCGTGGAGTTGCAGGCTGCCGTCAGCCAGCAAAGAAGAAGGTTGTGTCATCAGCTTTGTTTTCATACGCTTGCATGTGATTGGCCTTGTAGGCGGTTGAGTCTCTGTATTTGGTGAAGTCATCGAGATGATCTTCTATGAAACGAAGAAGGCTCTCGAATGAGCCATGGGTATCTTGTCTGTCTGTGATATCGCCATTTTTTGGCAGGAACAACGCGATGAAATCGAGTATTTTGAGTTTGGCTGCTCGATGGTTAGGCTCGAATTTAGCCTTGCGCTCCTCGCTTAGCAACTGGTCAATCAAGTCATCGGAGAGCTGCTTGCGAAGAAAATTCTCTGCAGTATCGATGTTAGATCTGAAAGATGCGAGGTCATCGAATGTCGGTTTATGGTCGATATAATAATATTGGCGCAGCAAGACCGGTGACCAAAAGAAAGACCGTATATTGTCAAGTGCTTGCTCTGTCTCTGCCCATCCATCGACACGGCGAAGCTCATTGATCATGTTGTGTCTTGCCATGTCACGTCTGTAGGTCAACTCACGCTCCAGGGCATCGACACGGAATTGCGAGGCGGGCGCGATGTTGTCGTTGCTCACCACGCCGAAGCCATTGTCGGTCATGATGATGTCTTGCGAGTGCAGACGATCAAGGAACGTGGCTATCATGACGTATCTCTCGACCTGCAAGAGTAGGCGTGATCCTACCATGGTTGCATCATTTTCATGATCCTGGCCTATGATATTTGTCACGAGGTCTTGATACGTATCATTAAATGATTCCAACATCTTGTTGAACACATCCTCAGAGGCTGCGCCTACGAATGGTAGGATTGCCTCAAATCTATCAACGGTAATATCAATCATCTGTCTGTGATTTTGGGTTGTTTGAAACTTTCTTGGCATCCTTGTTCTCGTCAAGGGTGGTGAGCATGATGAGCGGCACGTCTGGATAGACCTTATCCTCCCAGTGGTTGAAATAGATGATAACCCAGTGGACAGTCTCCATGAGATCATGGAAGGCTTTCTCTATCGACTGCTTGAGCGTGAAGAGCTCTCGCTTGTCGGATCCTGAGTTGTTGGTCTGACTCTTGCCAGGAGTAGCACCCACGAGGTTAGGATGGATATTGTCTGCATAACATTGCATATTGTTGCTCTCTGCGATGTCGTCGCTGTAGTCGCCTCCGTCCTTAGAGGTGTCGATGCGAGTGATCTTGACCATGTTAACCTCCTTGCCGTCTGGGGTAGTGTAATATCCCGCCACCCACAGCTTGCCGCTGTTCTCGATGCCAGAGATGAAGGACTTGATTTTTTCTTTTTCCTGAAGCTTACGCTTTTTCTGATCTTCTTGATTGGTGATGTGCTCCTCCTTGAAGATGCCGCGCCAATAGTCGTTGTGGATTTCCACGAGGTAGGGGATAGCGGCATGGTTTCTGAGCTTCGACATCTTACCGATGGCGATGAGTCGGGAGATATCATACCATTTGTCTCTGAAGATAGCACTGTAGTAGGGAACTGGATAGTATTGACATCCGGCAGTAGGGAAACGTGTCACGATGGCAAACACACGCGCCTTAGTGCGAGGACCATTGCCGCCTTGCCGTGACTTCACCTGTCCGCTCTGCCCCTTCAGCCCCATGCGCTCCTGCAGGTCGCCAAGTGGGTCGAGCTCGTCGAGCAATGGGATAGCCTCTATGTTCTCAGGCTCCAGCGTATTGCGCCAATTTGCGTAAAGCACGTATTCGGAGCGACCGTTTTTGCTTTGTGTGAATCTGCAGTAGCAAGCCTCCTTGTGTCGGACGGCCACGATGCGGTCGCCCTTCTTGTTGAGGATGATAGCTGAGACGCAGAAAAAGAAATACTTCATATCCGTAATTTGCTCCAGGAAGAATCGGCTCAGAGAATTGTGCATCTTGAAGAGGTTGACATCCTTGTCGTCGCTTGGCAGTTTGGTTTTGATGTCGTTGTATTGGAATCCAAGACCGTAGCAGGTGAGCACGTTGAAAAGTTTGTTCTGTGCCATCACGCTGCTCTCTCCGATGCTTTTGATGAGCTTGTAGGGTAGAAGGTTGTCTTCACCGAAGGGGATATAGGTGTAGTCTTTGCCATCGCTTGCCTTGACGGTCATCGTGCCTGTGATGCCGTCATCGTCGAAGATGCCAGAAGACTCCACGAAGCCGCCCGTAGGGTTATATGCCTGGTAGCTCATCACATCGCCCATGGTGGCGAAGGTAATGTCTATGTTTTTGTCGTCCATTGCTATAAGTATATTGGGTGATTATTGTATCTGAAGATGAAAACGTCGCGCACCTTGCGCACCTGGTTGTTGACGGGGTTGCGAAGCCGGTGTGTGCCCTCTCGCCAGTTGGAAGAGGTGACGAGCCAGCCACGGTAGTGGATGATGGATCCGTCGGATGCCTTCCAGCAGTCGATGTCAACAGGCGAGCGGTCGATGCGTGAGATATCGAGCGAGCGGCGAAGCTCGTTGATGTGTATTGCCTTGCTTGTATCAGCCATATATGTGAAAACTTTAAGAGTGAAACTTTAGTTGAACGTGTCGTCGAAGGAATCATCGAAGATGCGACCTTCGCCCATATTCTTGAACATCACGTTTTGGATGCGCTGTGCATACTGGTAGGTGAAGGTGAACTCTGGCATATCGTCAGCCTCATTGGTGCGCTCTGCCTTGGATTCAGTGATGGTGACTTGCTTGTCTTGTGAGTAATCCCTGAAAAGAAAGATCTCGTCGGAGCGCAGCAGGTCTTCGGCGAAGTGAGTCATCGATGGTGGCAGGATGCCGGTGTCGCCCTCGAAGTTGCGTGTCTCCCTGATAGAATAGTTGATTTTCTTGCCTGAGATCACGGCGCTCTTGCGCTCGAACTCAGGTGAGATCTTTTTTTTGCCGAGACAGTAGAAAGTCTCCTGGCATCCGAAGCTGTTGGTAAAGAGCAGCACCGGGTCTGCCACGCTGCCGGTATGATCTATCTGGAACTCTTGTGTGCGCTTGCCCACGGTCACGGTATAAGCGAAGAGATCTCCATATACCTCGTTGTGGTATCTGTCGGGTGATACGTCGAATGTGGTGATGCCATTGACTGTGCGTGTCGGTGTGACATCAGCTGTGAAGGTGGCGGTGTTGACGGTATTAGCATTCTTGATGTATTGCGCCGTGACGGTCGCCTTGGTGCTGTCTGAGCCAGCTGCATGGAGGTATTCTCGATGGCCGAGGCGCGTGAGTTTAGCGCCATCCAGGAGTGACATGAAGTATCGGTCGAGGAATGTTGCCGCCGACATATCGATGTCAACGGTGGCATAGTAGGCGGTGATGCTGCCACTTGACCATGAGGCAGTTTCTGTCTCACCTGTGTGCTCGGTGATGGAGATTGAGAATGTGGCAATCACAGTCGGGCGCACAGCATCGGCTATGAGCGTGCCGAGATCGTAGATGGTGATGTTGCCGGAGACGGGGTAGTATGTCTCGCTGAGCAGTTCTTCTCCTGCACAGGTGATGGTGACGGTTGCGCTGTCGCCACCTATCGAGAAGGAGAAGGTGTCGAGCTCACTGGTGAAGAGTGGTGATGTTGGTTTGGTGGCTTTTATCATGTCTTGTCTTTTTTTTAATGCAAAGATAATAAGGTAGGGGAGAAAATAAAAATACGAGACCGTCATCACGACGACCTCGTATGTTATCTACTTTCTGGTAGAAAAGTAGTCAATATAGAAAAAAATGACTGTATTTCTTGTTATTCAGACATGGTATCCTTGATTATCCAGACGAGCCTGCCACCCTCAATCTGCATCATCTTATAGCCATGCTCTACCATGTATTCTGTGATGGTAGAGATAGAGGCAAAGACCATCTCTTTGATGGCATCCTGTATATCCTTGGAAGAGAGGAAGTCAACGTGCTGATCATTTTGATCATCACATGGACCACTGCCTTCTAAGTAGGCATCAAGGGCTATTGTCACATAGTCAATCTTTGACTCTCGCTCCAGTGGCTGTGGCTTTTGCTCATTATCGTAGGCAGCAAAGCCTATCGGTCGTTTTTTCATACCTTACCTCCTTTGGCCTCCAGGGCTACGTTGATGGTCTGAAAGAGGTCGCTCATACGCTTGAAGGCGTTGAGCATGAGCAGCACCTTGCCGGGACCTCCGAAATCGTCCACGCTGTTGGTTACTACCTCGTCTGATACAAGTTTGTCCTGTATGTAGTTGAGGTTCTCGATGAAGTTGTTGAGTTGGTCAACGTTCATCATATCCACGAGCGCATTCCATACTTCCGTTGTCATGCGCAGATCGGTAGCATTATTCTCATTCATGTCTAATCGTTGTTTATGGTTTTCCACATGGCTAGAGTCATCTTGTACGGCTTAGCCTCTTTAGCTCCATACCGAAGAGCATAATAGCGATGATCATACCATCGGATAATAGTCTGCTTGTGTGGCGCATCATCGATGAAAGCAGCTGATGCGACAACGTTGTTGTCTCTCTGAAATTTGAGTTCCACCTTATGGGCGTTCATCTTCCTGCCTTCAATAACGAAGAACTTGCACCTGATGATATCCTTGGCTGTCAGCTTTGCTGTGCGTCTTCTGCTGTTTCTATTCTTTTTCATCACTCACTCCTCCTTTCTTGTCTTTGGTCCAGCCTGGGTGCAGGAGTCCTTCTTCTGCTCCCGAAAGTACCCCCCCGCTTCTCGGTATCTCTCAAAGATTTTGTGGCGGTCGCTCTGGATGGTATTGTTGTTGAGTGTCCAAAGATTAGTCTCCTCGACCTTCGCCTTGTCTCTGCGAAATCCTGCCTCATTGCGAAGCTTTCTACAATTACGGAGTTCTTCCTGATATTCATTTTTGGCCTTCTCGAAAGCATTACGGGCACAGCGGTAGCTTTCCCCTGCTTCATCCTCCATGCGTTCAATACTGTCCAACGAGCTCTCGTAATTCCGGCTTATAACTTGCAACTCTGCCTGATGGCGCTTGCGCTCGTCAGCAGCTCTCACGATGTTCTCCTCCAGCTGAGCATGAAACAGCTCTGTAGTCATTCTGCTCACCATTATGCTACCTCCCCTCCAAAAAAGAAACCGCTGACTGCCACGATGGCCATCAGAGCCACCATGCCCAACATAACCTTGGCGACGTCGCCATAAGTGACCGTCTCGTCACAGAGGAAACTGAAGGTTTCGCTCTTGGTCTTGGCGAGCTTCTTGATTTCACACTTGAGGGCCTTCATGCCCTCCTCTACGTTGATGCCTACAGGTCTCACCTGCGCATCATTTAATAAAATAGAATTCTGCAT